AAGGGCCGCTAGAGCAGCTAAAAAAGAAGCAGAATTAGCCAGACAGAAGCATGAAGCTGATAAGGAGAAAATTCTTAGAAGCGGAAGTGCTAAAGAAGTAATGGCCTATAAAGGCGAACTAACTAATCAGCAATACACTGAAGTATTGAATAGATTAGACAATGAAGCCAAATTAGCAGCTAAAGCGTTTAAAGAGGAAAAGACTGTTTGGGATAAGCTTGGGCAGACTGGAGAAAATATTGGTAAGGCAACTAAGTTTGCTGAGAATGCAATTAGCGCCTATAACGTATTTGCAAAAGTTGTTAATTCAATGTCAGATACGCCTATGCCAATACTTGATGGTGAAAAGAAAGAAGTCAAAAAAGTTAAAAAAGCTCAATTACAGGCGCAAGCATTTCTTAAAGATCTTAAGAAAGATGTGTCAGTTGACGATCTTAAAAATGAAGTCGATAGACTTAGTAGTTTGGCTGCTATTGAAAATATGGCTGAAGGTAATTTTAGCGGCGGTAATGGCGGGGGAGGCAGCAAAAAGAAAAAGAAGTAAGAAAGGACGATCCTTATGGCATTATCAAACACTGCAGTACCTAAGTACTACGGCATGTTTCGTGATGCCGTACTTAGAGGTGAGATAGCTGTCAATCGTTATGTTTCAATGGAAATGAATCGAATTGACGACTTAATCAGAAACCCAGGAGTTTACTATGATGACACAGCGATGGACGGATTTGTTGCATTCTGTGAGAATGAGTTAACTCTTGTCGATGGATCAGATTTATTTTTACTTGATTCTTTTAAACTTTGGGCTGAACAGCTTCTTTGCTGGTATTACTTTGTAGAACGAAGTATATATGAACCTTATCCAGATGGACATGGCGGACACTATGTTACTAAGTATGTAAAATTGCGACTAATCAATAAGCAGTTTTTGATAGTAGGACGTGGTGCTGCCAAGTCTATGTATGGATCTGCAATACAAAATTATTTTTTAAATGTTGACAATTCTACGACACACCAGATAACTACTGCTCCAACGATGAAGCAGGCAGAAGAGGTCATGTCTCCGATAAGAACAGCCATAACCAGAGCTAGAGGCCCTTGGTTTAAGTTTTTAACTGAAGGCTCACTTCAGAATACTACTGGATCAAGAGCCAATAGACAGAAATTGGCGTCCACGAAGAAAGGTATTGAAAATTTTCTGACTGGTTCTTTGCTGGAAGTCAGACCTATGAGTATTGACAAACTTCAAGGTTTAAGAACGAAGGTTGCAACCATTGATGAATGGTTGTCTGGAGACGTTAGAGAAGATGTCATAGGTGCCATTGAGCAGGGCGCTTCTAAAATAGACGACTATGTAATAGTAGCAATAAGCTCCGAAGGAACTGTTCGTAACGGAAGTGGCGATACAGTCAAAATGGAACTAATTGACATATTAAAAGGGGATTATGTTAATCCTCATGTATCGATTTGGTACTATTGCTTAGATTCTATTGACGAAGTTAATGATCCTGCAATGTGGATTAAAGCTAATCCTAATATTGGTAAGACAGTTACTTATGAAACTTACCAATTGGAAGTAGAAAGGGCCGAAAAGGTCCCAGCTGCCAGAAATGATATTCTGGCTAAAAGATTTGGTATACCTCTTGAAGGCTATACCTATTTCTTTACATACGATGAGATTCAACCGCTCGAACGAAAAAGAGACTTTTGGTCTATGCCATGTGCTATGGGAGCAGACCTTTCTCAGGGAGATGACTTTTGCGCATTCACATTTTTGTTTCCCCTTGGTTCAGGAGAATTCGGAGTTAAGACTCGTAATTATATTACGTCTCTTACGCTCAATAGGTTGCCGGTAGCTATGAGACTTAAGTATCAAGAGTTTATGGACGAGGGTAGTCTTATTGTATTAGAAGGCACCGTTCTTGATATGACTGAAGTATATGACGACTTAGATGCTCATATAACGGAGCGAGAGTATGATGTTAGATGCTTTGGTTATGACCCGTATAATGCTAAGGCATTTGTCGAAAGATGGGTGAATGAGAATGGTCCTTTTGGTGTCGAAAAAGTTATACAGGGTGCTAAAACAGAGTCAGTTCCGCTAGGTGAGTTAAAGCATTTAGCTGAGGAACGGCTTTTATTATTTGATGAATCTTTAATGGAATTCGCTATGGGAAACTGTATCACTATCGAGGACACCAACGGAAACCGCAAATTATTGAAAAAGCGACATGATCGTAAAATTGATGCCGTTGCAGCAATGATGGATGCTTATATTGCTTACAAATTAAATAAGGATGCGTTTGAATAATGTGGACTTATGAAACATCTGATGAACTCTACCATCATGGAACAAAAGGCCAGAAATGGGGAATTCGTAGATATCAGAACCCTGATGGCTCACTGACCGAAGAAGGTAGAAAACGATATGCTAATTACAGTGAACGAGCCAATAAACTTCAGGGACGAATAGATAAAAACTCAAAAAAGATATACACACTTACTAAAGAGTATGGCCATTCCAAGCAGAGACAGAAACTTGAGATTAAACGTCAGAAACTTCAAAGACAGCATGATCGTCTTGAACCTAAACGTAAAAAGATCCAGGATAATATGCTTATCTATGGAAAACAGCCTTCAAAAAGAGGTCAGAGACAGCTTAAGAAGGCAGCAAAAGTAGATGCTAAACTTGGAAAAGTCAATAGACAGATAATTAAAGGCGATACTAAAGTAAGTAAGCTCGAACTCCAGAATACAAAATACCAGCATCAGATAGATAAGATGGTAGCTAAAGTTTCTGGACAGCGTTTGAGAAAACTAACACCGGCTCAGATTGAAGCAGGAAGGACAGCTCTACTTAAAGGCCTTGGAGACACTAGTGTAAGTGAACTTAAGAAGAGGGGGTAAAATCATGTGGAATTATATTTCATATGACGAACTTTACCACCATGGTATAAAAGGTCAAAAATGGGGCATTCGAAGATTTCAAAATAGTGATGGAACCCTAACGGCTGAAGGGCGCAATAGATTAATAAAAAACAGGAATCGAATCGAAGCTAATAGAACTAGAAATGCTGCTATAGCTGTCGGTGCTGGAGCAGCCGTAAAGGGCGGTGCGAAAGCATTAGTTAAAGCTACTTATAAAAGAGCAATTAATGCTCCGCGTCATAAGGGTTTGTTAATTACTCATGACGGTGAGGCGGCATTAACGAATGCAATATTTAAGATAAAAAATGGAGCTTCGGCTATAGTGTCAGACCCTCTAGTTAAAGGATTAGCATCATCTGGTTTGCGCTATATAGCTCAAAGTCAATTAATGACTTTGGGTTTAACTGCTATACCAGCGGCTTTGGTTGTAAGTGGATCGGCCTTTGCTATTAAGATGATTTCAAATAAGCTTCGTTATGATCAGCGTTTAAGAGATGATCTTAATGAAGAACGGCGGATTCAAGAATATTACAATATTAAAAAGAAGGAGTAACTATTATGTGGATTTACTCCGATTTTTTATGTCATCACGGTGTTCATGGACAACGTTGGGGTATCCGCAGATACCAGAATCCAGATGGATCTTTGACTGAAGCTGGCAGAATAAGGCTCCAACGTAAAGATATTAAGTGGGCAAAAAGGAACTATAAAAAGATCACTTCTAAAGCTCAGAAAGCAGTTAGGTTTCAAATGAGAGACTTTGAACGTGGAGAGCTTAGGCGAAGCGGTCTTAAAGGCGCTTATGCAAGAAATGCATACAATAAGAAACTTGCAGAACTCATGAATTATTCAGTAAAGGACTTAAGATCTCCTGGCGGACAAGTTATTCGATTTGTGGCCAAGAGAGGAGAATTAGGTGTCCATATGGCATTAGCCTCACCTAATTATGATATGAGTCAGCTTAGGAATGGTGTATATGGTTCTGGAAAAGTTGCATATCGAAAGAATGTGGTGGATCGAGCATGAGTTGGGAATGGAATGACGAAACTGATGTTTTGATGCACCACGGCATAATAGGCCAAAAATGGGGTATTAGACGCTATCAAAATCTTGACGGCACATTGACTGAGGTTGGTTTACAACGATATAGATCTAAGAAAGCGCTTGTAAAAGATATTAGGAATGATTTTGCGAAAGCAAAAAATAGGTCTGAGAGAAACGAATTGGCTGCTCGATGGAATAAGTCTATATCTGAAGCTAATGTCGATATTTTTGAATTAGATAAATACGATCGTAATAATCGTGTGAACACAAGGTATTTCGATAGTGCTAGAAGACGACGTAAATCTGAAGCCGTTAACGAAGTTGTTTTGAACAATAATGATTTATTGAAAAAAGCAAAACAATATCAGAGAGATGTTAACGCTATATACAATAGCATGTCTGATGCTGAAAAACAGTTTTTAGTCAGTAAGAGACACGGCATAAAAAAGAATCTTATAGAAGATTTAGATAAAGCCGTAAATTATGTTAGAACCGGAACTGCGTTTATAGAAAAATATAGAAACAAGCCAATTGGCTTTTTGTATATACAACGGTTTGACAATTCTGGAAATGTGGTTATTGGCACTAGATCCGGCGATCAGTATAGAAGAAAAGGATATGCCCAAAGAAACATACAAAAGGCAAAGGATTGGCTTGATAGTAACGATTATGGAACGGTTCGTTTACAATGGCTAGCATATAAAGCAAATATCCCATCTCAAGATTTAGCTATTAAAAGTGGCTTTAAAGCAGATCCATTTAATAGCATGGCTAAATACGACTACGATGATACTATATTTGTGCTAGACAAAAAGAAATAAGGAGGAATTCATATGATCTTTAAAAACAACAAGACATTTGATGTACTCAAGTGGCTTACTATGATCGCCATCCCAGCTATTGCTACTGCTTATTCGCAGTTGGCTGATATTTTTGGATGGGGATATGGTAGTGAAGTCGCGGAAACAGCAGTAATAATCTGCACATTGCTTGGTACACTGCTTGGAATTTCTCATATACAGTATTACAAGCAGAATCCAAAAACAGATGTAGAAGCTTATTACGATCTTGAAGAAATGGATGTTGAAGAACAGGATGATGAGGAGGGAATTGGATAATGGCTTATCAGTTTAATCCTTATCTCTCTCTTCCGGCTAAAAGTACCTCTAATCCGTTCTTTATCAGCACAAGTAA